CGTTATCATCTTCTTTCACCTCTAAGCCAGATATAAGTAGATTTTTGTGTTCTAATTTATTCATGTTAATATTTTAACAGATATTTAATACTGCTAATTTACAAAAAATATGTTGAAAAACATACTAATAGATTTGCATTTGATATTTGTTTTACTTATGTGTCTATTGTGTGTTTATTTAATGTTTAGTATATTTGTGCATGTTTAACTAAAACTTAAAGAAATGAATAAAAAGACAATTAGAGCCGTCAAGATAATATGTGGATTAATAGGTTTAACAGGAATAGGATTGTGCTTACTATGGTTTGGATGGAAATTAGCATTAATCTTATTCTTGGTGATATGGGGTAATAATGCACAAAGGCAAAACTTTAATAAATAACTTAAACTTAATAAAATGAGAACAGCACACATTACAATCGACGAGAAACTGCACGAATGGGCAGATAATGAAGCAACAGAGTTTTTTGGATCAGAAAAGAAGTTTTCAACCTATGTAAGCATGTTGATTAAGAAAGATCAGAGAGCAAAGAAACAAAACGAAATTAACGAAAGGATTAAAAATGCTAGATAGAGACTATAAAAAAGACTGCGAAGATTTAGAAGCGTTTGTGCAATTACAGAACCAAGAAATAAGAGTACAGATAGCCAAAAGAAAAACAGGAGTATTATTTGGGGTGATCGTTGGAATTGCTTCTTCTTCTGTCGTTTGGGGTGTTATAACTTTAATATTTTAGATATGAAAAAAATAAAAGGAGATGAAATAAGAGCCTATCAAGGTGGAGAACCAATAGGCAAAGAGTTTAATGTATATTTTTGCGAGCACTTGCAATTCATTGCTGTTGAATGCTTTTATAATGATGTTTCTAGTAGTAAAATGGTAGAGGTAAAGCAAGGCGATAAGGTTTTATACTCTGGAACTTTTGACCACTGTAAAAAAATTCACGCTGCAAAGGTTAACGAATTGGCTACTAGTTTATTTATATTTCACAACGGCAATAATGATAATGTTGGGGGTAGATTTAATGATGTGATTGATTACATTAGATTCGAGCAAGAAAAAGCCAATGGCAACAGGTTGAACGTGGTCATTGATAAGATTAAAAAGCTAAATACTGATATGGAAAAATTTGATTTAAGAAAAGAGCATATAGAATTACAAGAGTGTTACGAAGAAAAAGTAAAACGATTGTATAGCTTAGAGTACAAAATTAATAGCATACCACTATGGATAAGGAAACTATTTAAAGCAGATTAAAACAAAACCCCTATTAACGTAGGGGTTTATTTAAATATCACTTAGCGCGATAAATACAAGCGCACATACAACCAATACTTTCTTCCGCTCCCAGTGTAGTATCTCTTGGGTATTTAGCGGTATATTGACCAACCTGAAACAGCTCATCCTTGCCAATGACCTTTCCATCTAATGGGATGTGGTTATGGTGAGGATTTTTTGATCCGCTCCATATCCATTGCTTGTTGTATTCTAGCTGTGTGCTATCAGCCCCTATTTTGTTTGAAACTGAATATGCTGACAATACTTCTTGCGACACAATCTGTCTTACTTTATATTCTTGATATCCTGTAAACGAATTAGAAAGTACTTCCTTTGCTCTTTGTGTTAATTGCTCTAATCCTACACCCTCTTCAATGGCTATCTCAACATAATCTTGAACGGTCTTTCTTACCCATGCTTTTAATGTGCCCTGTACTGACTTAATTAATTTACCCGTGTTAGCATCTACCCAATTCTGCAAATCCATTTGCCAAACAGCATCGTAAACATCCTGCTTTAACCCTAGTAAGTTGTTGTATTGTCTACGCGCCCAATAACTACCTACGCCCGTGTAAAGTTGCTTGTAAAACATTGGTAGATAATCCTCATTAACTAATGCGGCGGCGTTATCTGCTAATGTTTCCTCGCTACCTGTCATATGGTCAAGAACCACATCAATTGAGTTTTGGCGTAATGCTTTTAGTGTTCGTGAATAATTAGCCACGAACACCGCATTTTTCCTAGATTCTGCTTTTAATTGTTGTTTTATTCCCATTAGGAAAGATCAGTTTCGTTAAAGTCTGGCGCGTAACCTAATTGGTCGTTAATCTTAAGTACTGGCATATCATATTCAGCACCATCTAAAGGCTGCAATCCTATTGCTGCTCGCTTCTCATTTATGCTTGTTCTTGCTAACTCTTGAGCGTCTAATGCTTCTTTAGGATCTTTCTGAATCTGCCTAACTCGATCAACATCAACCACGAATTTTAAACCATCCTTTTCACAATTCAAAAACTCGGTTAACTTCTCGCAGTATAAATTCTTATCAGGAATAAGTACATTTAAAGCAAACGACTTCTCTGCTCCTTGTACGTTATCGTATGTGCTAGCCTCTTCTGAAAGTAGTGCTAACGGCATATTAAAAACTAATCCTAATGCCTTTTGCCCTTGCTTGCTTGATTCTAATACTCCTAAGTCGGAAGGTGATTTAGTTACATTATGAACGTCAATAGCTCCAGATGTTGCGCCAATACTTCCCGCTTTCGTTGAATCGTTCCACCTTTCAAGCATATTATCGTGTTGCTCTTTAGTGTATGAATCTTCGCTCTTAGCAGATACAATAAAACCAACCCCGTTATTTGCAAATGAATTTGTTTCGTTATCGTGTGCTTGCTCTAGCTTCTTAATTACCTTACTGGCTGTTACTAGCTTTGATGTTGCGTGTTTAGTTGTTTGTGGATCTAAAACAGTACCAATTGTAGCTTTTACTTCTTCTGGTTCTAATCCTTTTGTGTTGTTCCATGAATTAACGTACTTAGTAATGTTGCCGTTATCATCTAATTTAAACGATACATATTGACCTTGTAGAATATTTAAACCCTTAACCTTGCCCTTATCCAATGCCACGCCCATATCGACACCTTGAACAAAATACTCATTAAAGATGCCGTATTGTAAGCCTACTTCAAATTCAAATTGTTGCTGAGTCTGTAAGATATTAGGGTTCTTAATTAAATCTAATCTCCAATCTTTTTCAACCGCTTCCCCATCCTTTTTAACTAACTTAATGGGTATAGAAGCGAAGCCAGCCGCATATCTATCGATCACTGTTCTTACTTCAATTCCTGTCTCATATGCGTTAACTAACTGGCTTCTGTTGTATGCACCCGTATCTATTACTTGACCGCCAAAAAAGAAGTTACTAAAAAAAGAACTATCCTTTCCTAGTAGCGTCTGAAATGCCTGTTTAAAATTTAAATTCATAATGTTATAATTTGCAAATTATATTTAAAGGTAATGAAAATAATTATCTTACCATGTTTCAACGTTTTTGATCTCAAATAGCATTCTCATTAATAGCATATCTAAGTAATCGGGAGAATGACCAAGCTTCTCTTTCATCAAGTCTTTTTTGATTAGTCTTTTCTTATCTACATCAACGCTATCTCGCTTCAAACATATAGACAACTCTTGTTTTATTGCTTCTTCTTGTTGTGGGCTACATTCAACCCTAAGAAGTCTTTTGTTTATCATCTCGGCAAGTTTAAACCCGCATTCATCTTTTAAATTTCCAAATTCTTTTTTATTCTTTGGGCTTGTACCTCCGTGAAACGTTTTAATGTTTTTAATGTATGACTCTAGGTAAGCCCCTAATCCATCACTATCCGCAACTATATTACTATTGCCAACGCAATTGGCTGTCTTTAGTTCTTTAAGCTTTAATTCTATTTCTTTCCCCCCACACTTATCTATATCCAACGCAACATTACATATTAGTCCATTCCAAGCCCCAGCAATAAATTTATCTCTTCCTTGCATGGCTAAATCTGCACTAATATAAGCCGTTCCTCCTTGTATGTGACTATTTGTAAACATATCGCATATGGCATCATAATCACAAAGCTTTCTAGGATCATCATCATAATCAAAATTACCATGAATCTGCCTTTCGATTGTTGCAGTATCTCCTGTTCTTATTATATCTTCCACCCATTCTTTTACTGCTGGGTTTGGGTTATCGGAAGGAAGAGCTGGTATAAACTTTTTATATGAATCTTCTTTCTTATCTCTAAACGGTATATAGAATCTAGAATATACGTGATTCTTATCTGGGTTAAAGCATTCGAATTGCTTTCTTTTTAGTCCGTATTTGTCATTATTCCTCCATCCAGATCTTTCAAATAGCTTATTAACTACACTTACGTCAGTTTCATTACTCTCGTCTATTGCCGATCTAGTAAGCTCAAACCCTCCAAACCTCGTATTAAGTGGATCTGTTGGCTTAAATTTAGTATCAATCAGAAACACCTCTGATTTATTACTTAGTGTTATTTTATTTAGTTGTTGGTTATAGTCGTATGAATAATCAGCACCTTTATTTGTTTTATAGTCCTCAATTCCGTAAAAGTTGAATTGATTAAATAAGGTAAGTAATACCGTTCTCTTAAGTGTTGTTAGTTCCTTTCTAGCTAATCCCCAAGCTATATTAGAGTATGCAAAACAATCGAAGATAATAGCAGTGCATTCTATTAACGACTTACCAGAACGAGCAGAACCACCATAACCCACATGAGTAGTTTCCGAATCGTTTAAAAGTTCTAATGCCCTTACTTGTTTTTTGGTCATATAGAAATATTCCCCATCAGGATATTTACCAATGGGGATTTCACTATACTCTCCGCGCTTGTATAGTTCTATGTATATTTCAAACTCATGATTATTCACTTAGTTCCTTTGTTGCTTTAGCTCTCTTAATAAGTTCCTCTGTTGACATTGAAGAAACGCTGTTTATTTCTTTGCCTTTTGTGGTGTGATCTATATCAACCTTATCACCATACTTTTTAGGATTCATCTTAGACAATGCCCATTTACGAGCGTCCACTCTTAATCTAGATCTTTGTATGTGTTCCGAGTTAAGTTTTTGAACAGTTACACCATCTCCTATGTCTGTTTCTATGTAGTCGTTAGTACTATCATCAGCGATATCTAGTATATCTTCAAACATTGCATCAGCTCGTTTTGAAGTTGCTCGTGCGTATTGTTTTGATTTTGATTCTTCTGAGTCAATCCAGATGTAAAAAGTTTGACTAGATGGCATCCCTTCACTCCTTAAAACAGAGCGTAAAGATTCACCCTCTTCTATGCGCAAACATATCTCATCAAATGTCTTTTCTATTTCTTCTTTACTGTACGCCATACCCTTTATATTTACTAACAAATTTACAAAAAAATAGCCTCAAAACAAATTAATGCTTTGAGGCTTGTGGCTTGACTTATTATTTTTGAGGTGTTAATGATTAAAGTTTACAATATGTACTTCCGTTGTCCGTTACTATGTAGTTGTCGTCGGTTTCAAAAATAGGTATCAACTGCCCGTTTTCGTCTGAGATCAGAGCGTACATGTGTTTTTCAGAATACTCATTTAATCCTCCTAAACTCTTACTATAAATGTCCAAGAAAGCCCTAAACTTATCTGGCGTTGTTTCTTTATATACTATAACATAACACTTGCCAATGCATGAATTACTTTGCTCTTGGTTTTTTTTAACTCTTCTTAAATTATACATTTGTTTATAAATTTATTTACCCCTACTTGGTTACGGCTTCGGGTATCCGCTTTAATTAAAATTGCGATATTTTTATATAATCTCGCATTATTTACTATTAATTCTCCACTAATGTAATAGTCTTTATTTAATCTATCAATTTATTTTGTATGCTCTATAACATGTTTA